ACAAAGCCAGTGCGTTTTCTTCTGTGGCAAATTGAATGCCCTCAATGACAACACGCTTGTTTGCAACTTTCTTCGTGCCGATTACTCGACCGATAATGTCTTGAATATCTCGTGAGTGATTTGCTGTTAGCTTGCCACCGTAGCTGTCGATGTCCATCGAGCTGATGTCGTACTTTGTGCCGTTCCATTGCTCGCTGTCGTCAGTAATTACCAGACCCTTGCTGAACATTATCAAACCGTTGCCATTATCCTTGACAGCGTTCTTGGCAATATGAATCGACATGCGATTCTTGTTTCCATCTTCAGCATTCAGTATCAGTGGGTTATTTTTTTTCATATTTTTTGTGTGTTTTTTTGTTGTAGTACTCTGTTCTAGGACCGGAAGGGTGTTTAGAGAAATTGGTCGAGTGCGTTTCTATCTTACCCAATGACAATACTTTTTCTTGATCATCAAGCATCTCCTCTTGTTCTCTGCTTAGAGCATAGTGAGGATTTTTCTGTAATCGTTTTATTGTTTGAGTGTCCATAGTGTACTGCAATCGTATCATTTAACGAAATACAACACAATCACTCGTGTTTTTCGTCCTCAAGTAAAGCTACCATTTGACCAAATACTAGAGGACTGTAAAGTTTCAACAGTCGTGCCTTGATGTATACAACGTCGTCGCTTTTCAGCTCGACCTCTGGCTTGGTGGCTATTGTGGTACTCAAGATGTAGGCTCGAACTGACTGTTCGGCACTTGGTGCAAGCTCTTGAGATTGAAACTGTAAAGCGGTTAGCAGTGCGGTCCGCACAGTAAACGGTTTATTGTCTGGCGCAAGGTCGTTTCCTTCATAATCCTTGAGGACAGTCTCTGTTTTTATTGTCATAATTCTCTCACTTATGTAATACTAACTTCTTCTGCTACTATTTTTGTCTCTGCAATTTGTCGCAAATTTTGCATGGTAGTTCTTCTAGCAAACTCAATAAGTTGCATCTTGAACCACTGTATTTTGGTCGTTTCTTTTGGTCGATCTGGATAACTAGTATCAAAAGCGTCTAGTATCTTGTTAAGATGTGCGTCCGGAATCGTCATTGTTATTGTAGCCATAATTCCTTCTAGGTGTTATACACAGCCATTTTTTTTGCGCCTACTCCCTCAATATACACACTCACCTTTCCATAATACGTGCCCAGAGCCGCAGTGTCAATTGGATTGCCAGCTCCGACTGTTGCTGAGAAACGTATAAACTCTTCAGAAAGATCAGATTGTGTTAGTTTGAGCGTTGGAATTGCGGCTGTCGTAGATGACTGAACGACGTCTAGCTTACCCACCGGGACAGTTATGTTAATGCCAACACAATCAGCCGAAGCATCCGTTATCAAGAGGTGAGTATTGGTATCACCCTCAACACGAAGGTCTGATGATGCGTCGCCTGTTTCATTGACGACAAAAAGTCCAGCGTTTGACAACCACGAATAGTTGTTTGTTGCGCCTGTTACTGCATCAGCATAAAAAGCATAGCTGTTTACCATCGTCGAGCCACCAGTGAGTGTGATACCACCAGAGCGGAAGCCGTAAAAGGTCGTGTGTGCGCCTCCACCCGATGCTGTGGCTGAGAGCGTGATACCTGCTGAGGTAGTGACGTTGCCTGAGCCTGTTAGGAAAACTCCTGGGTTCATGCCGATTGCTTGACCGAGATTGCCCGAACCACCATGAGTGACCTGACCAAGCGCACCGTACAGAATGACGTTTGAGAGGTCGGTTGCTACGTTTGGCGTTGAAACCTGAAAGAGCAAACCTCGAGCGTTCGCACCTGCGGATGGCGTACTTGCTGGGGCATACGATACTGATTGCCAAATTCCAGCATACAGCGACGATTGATTCGTGGCGATAGAGTTCAATCGAATATCAGCGATGGCTGATATCGTCGTACCAAGAGCGATTCTACCCTCTCCTGTAATGCTAACTTTTACCGTCGTTGACGTTCCATCAAATATATCAAAGCGAGGTATTTGGTCATTGATAACGCTACCCTTGAGCGCAAGTACGCCGATGGCGTTTGAGCTTCTGAGAGTAAAATTGTTTGAACCCCAGATCAGCGTCGGGTTATTGCCAAATGTCATGTCGGCAAGACCAGTCATAGCTCCCGACACGTTGGCAGATCCATCGAAGTTTTGACCCCACAAGGTACGAGTGTTGGTGAGCGTTGGTGCACTGCCAGTGATCGACGCCACGATCGCATTTGTGACCGTAATATCAGTCGCCCAGAGCTTTGCTAGTCGATTGGTCGTATCTCCAATGGTTTGCGGAGATGCTTGCGATACAAGTACTGCTCCTGAGAGCGACGTGAGGTAGGTCGAGTTGTCGTAGCTGATAGTCGTACCGCTGATTTTGACAAAGCCTGTGCCAGAAAGAGCATTTTGTTTGCTAGCGGCTAGTCCTGAGTACAGCGAGTTGACTGCGTTGTCGCCAGAGTTTGTATTAGAAGTGTTGCCGATAACTATTTTTTCAGCATCGGTGACGTAGTTGTCATCCGTTCCCTTCAACGGCTCGTAAGTAGATGATGCTGTGGTGATGAGTAGATACGGTGATAGATCTTGATTGTCGCTTCCCGGAGCATGTAAGTTGGCTTTCTCAGCGTCAGTTACATAGTTATCGTCTACGCCCTTGATTGGCTCATAGGTCGAGCTGGCAGTGGTAATCAGCAAGTATGGTGAGAGGTCTTGATTATCCGAGCCGGGAGCATGAAGATTAGTTAGTTGCGCATCGGTTACATATCGTCTGTTGGTCGAGTCAGCAATATCAGCAGTAGTAGCGTCAGCCCCAGCAGTAACCAGTCCTTTAGCATCATACGTGATCTTTGTTTTGGTTGCGCCCACTATGTCGGCGTTCTTGTCTACTTTGCCTGAAATATCAGTGGTCTGTACGTCAGCAGAGAGCACCTCACCCGTCATAGTAAGCCGAGCACCTATCTTAATTCCTCCCTTAACAGTGTCTGATGCAGTGGGTAAAGTATATTGTGTTGGAATTGTTGGTTTATTAAGAATCTCTGCGTCGCCAGAGACAGCGTTCCAATCAGCCTTTACATTAACTTGAGCACCAGACGCAATACCAGATAATTTAGTTTTTTCTGTGGCGGTATATGCCTTGTTTGTTGTGCCATCAACAATGATGTCTGCCGAGTGGGTCGCTGGATGAACGTAGTTATTCGCACCAGCTTCGATACCTGCTAATTTTGTCTTGTTTGTTGCTGAAAACTGCTTGTTGGTAATTCCGTCGAGTATGTGGTCCTGATTGAGACTAACATCGCCAGTTTGTCCGTTTACTGAGTCAACTGCACCAATACCACCACCTCCAGAGCCGAACTCTAGACCGTCCTCTGCTGATGTAACTTTTAAATATTTGCCAGCCTGACCTGAGTATGTGCTTGGAACGTCACTGAGTTGTAAAAAGTTAGTGACACTATTTATTATAGTGTGACTCATCGAGTTACTTTTAGAACCAGCCTTTTTGATTGCCTGCCAGACTCCAAGAGCCTCAAGTGCTTGCTGTATTTCGTGAAGTTTCATTTTCGATCTGTTTTAACCTTGATCAATTCATCGTTGGAGTCGTACAGCCAGTTGTGTTCCAACGTGAAGCCATTGTATTTTTCAACTACTCGAACAATCTTGCCGTCAAGACGTCGTGTGTACGTCGTTTCGGTCGGTACTTCGTCCGGCGTCATCAGTAGATTTGCAATTTTTTCTATGCCCTGTGTAAATACGCTGTTGAACTCGTTTTGATCGAAATAGGTCTTTTTTCCCATCTCGCTAACTACTTCAAGCAGGTTTTTGATCTCAGCGACTATCTTTTGGCTATTTTTGTCCTTCAGTAGTTCAGTCTGGCTGTTAATGGCGTCGATAATGTCGCCGTTTTGGTTGAGTTTCTTTTCAATACCATCTACCAGTTGCTGAAAGAACAGCATTTTGTTGGTTTCAACTTTGTCTTTGATGATCGTTTGTAGCTGATTGGATACCGGGAGCAACGCATTGACTACAGTAGCTCGTTCTGCTAGTTGTTGTTTTTGCAGTTTTAACTGACCGACTTTTTCTTGCAGTTCGTCTATTTTCATTTGAGCACCTCTAGTATTTGATCTATTTCCTTATTCAACTTTGACTCTTTTTCTTTTACACGATCCTCTATCTCGTTGATTGAGTTGTCAGCGTCGAGAATAACCAGCTCGTAAATACACGAGCAGTTTGTGTGAGCGTTTCCAGCCTGTATCGTTTCAAAGTTTACCGGGAGTGTCTTCCCGTCGACCTCGATATTGTCTCCAAGATCAGCAAAGGCATCGTTGAATTTGATTAGCGGTCCATTTGCTAGACTTTTACAGAACTGGCAGGGGTTATCCGATCTGGTTTTCCAGCGTTTATACGCTTGTTTGCCTAGTTTATTCTGCTTTATGAACTGCCGATCAGCTTCGTACTGCGCTCGTGTGAACGCTCTATTTGTCTCTGTACGTGCGATCGCTTTTGCTCGTGTTTCAGAGATAGTTTGATTGTACTTCTCTCTGATATCACGAATAATCTCAGTCTGGCTTTTTCCCTCAAGTGCTGATGCTCGTGCTGTTACTAGAATATCGTCAACGACGGTATTGATATGACTGTCAGCTACTTTTTGAGAGATGTTCTTGATATATTTCTTAGTAGTTTGATCTAGTGTAAACTGACCAGTTAGTGCGTACTCGCTTGTGCGCTTGCGCATTGATTTACCACCCTCGAACTGCATGACGACGCCATAGAAGACCAGAAGCACTGCTGTTAGCTCATCGATATATTGATTTTTGTCAGTTTCACTTAGCACGTCGTCTGTAGTAACCGACTGAGCGTTACTATTGAGCTTCATTTGCAATCGAGTAATAGAATCGCCCACAAGATGCTGATCGAGATTGATTACCGCATTTTTGAGTGAGCTTTCTTGTGATTGAATGAGACCGCTTTCGCTATCTATCTCATTTTTTTTTATCTCAAAAGTTTGGTCGTCAGCATGAATATGCTCCTGCGTAGTAGGAGGAGGATCAATTTTGGTAGGCTTTGGCTTTCCCAGATCAGCAATACCAATCTTGCCATCGATATAGTCTGATGCCTTTCGTGGCGGATATCCCTTGTCTATCAGCGTGTTGTACAGCTCTGATTTCTTTTGCTTCGCCTCAATATCCTTGATGTCGGCGTCATGATCGGTCGCCGTCGGGTTTGACACAATTATCTTTGCATCATTTATTGCATACTCATTTTTATAGTGGTTTTGATAGTCCTGATTCATTGAGTCTATGATCAGTTGAATGCGTGGGAGTATTTGCCCCTCGATTAGCAAGTCTTTTTGCACTTTCGCTGTTTCTCGTGTTGTTCCCGACTGCTCAATACCAAGCACTGTCTTTGATACGCCGTACACCGCTGACAATGCTTCACGATTTAGCTCGTTAACTTCTTTCAGCGACGCTTTTGATAGATCGACGTTCATGTCTTTCCAGTCGATTGATCCTTTTCCATTGCCGAAGATTGGCTCGCCCTTGGTGTTGTCTCTAACACGAGCAACAAAGTTACTGAAGTCTTGATCTGGTAGCACGACGTCGGTGCTGAGAATACCGGGAGCGTTGATGTTGTGCTTCATTGTGTGACGTGTGTAGTCGCCAGCAGTTTTGAGTGTGAACTGTGACTCCTTAGCGGCATCAGACATCGAGAAGGGCGTATTGTCATCAAATGGGTTCAGCTCTCGAATATCAATGATCAGTTCCGGCGGTATCTCACGAATATATCCGTTTTTGGACTCGATATAGCCACCGATAGTCACGACACCTTCGTTAACTTTAATAACTCGACGCACTTGGTATGGATTTAATAGCTTGAACTCTTTGACAGCTCCAAATCTATTTGCTGAAAAGTTGCGAATTGCCATCAGAGGAAACCATCCCTCAAGATCGAGATATGTACTGATTGCGTACCAGAACGCATAGTCAGAGAATGTGGGTGAGGTGCTTATTGCTTTTAAATGTGGATGGGTAAAATCTTCTTGCTGATCATTGCTTTCAGTTGTGACGTTATCAGTCGCTATTCTTGCGACGAACGTTGCACGATTGCGAATAGCCGCAAATGAATACCCGGTGTACAGATCTTCGTCTGACATTACAACTTGTGTCCAATCGGGATGCATTGCTTTTGAGCCAAATCTTCGAAACTCACCGGGAAGTGACATCGAGTTATTGGTTGGTGCAATAATGCTTGCTATTTGTTTGCGTAAGTTATTGAACATAGTTTGCTGTTAGTATGCAATTCTGCTAGCATTTCTTTTCGGGTCTATATCAAGCTGTGGATATAATCCCATGACTACTGCATCCAGTATATCAGGACTTAGACTGCCTGTGCGTGTTTTTACTTTGTCCTTGCTCTCAACCGACAGTCGTTTGTCGTCAATGTTGTGATTGTGCGCCATTGCTTCATTGATCAGTTCGTTACGAAACGCACATCCTTCGTATATGCTAATAATACCCTTTTCTAGTCCTTGTGCAAACTCAAATATAACCTGAGAGCGCAAATTGTCGTATTTGTCTGACAATGCTTTAGCACCTGACACGAACTCTCGAACAAGCATCCCCTTCGACTTCATGTGATCGATGACGCCGACGCCAATTCCTACCGCATCGATTGATATATTTTGTGGCAGTACGGCGTTTTGAATAGAGTATTTGATCAGCTCCAGTGCTTGATCGTCAGTGGTCATTTGATCGTGGTGGTCTTTTATTATCTTGATATCAACGAGCGTTTTACCATACCACAGTGCAATCACTGACCTGTCAGTACCAGATCGTGCTACATCATACCCAATCACACGCATCGCATTACCGTCGAGTTCGTTTTTGATAGCACTCGTGAAGTAGCGATACTTGAAAAGGTTCAGATCGTCGTCTGCATAGTCCCAATTGTTGAATAGGTAGCGTTCCTGCCATGGCCTAGGATTAGACTTCATCATGTCGATGTCGTCTTTGCTCTGCCATGAGTCCTCAAGATTGAACTCGATCACTAGCACACCCTTTTCAAGCGTTCCTGCTCGCCATGGGTCATAGAACCTACGCTTCAGATATGTATCGTTCGGGTTCATGGTAATGATCGACACGCTAGGTTGACCATTTTCGTTTCTTCTGCCACGACGTGATACTGCTGTGATGAACATGATTTCTGTTAGCTCGTCAGCTTCGTCGATATGATTAGCAGTTGCGTTGATACCCTTCAGTTTTCGTGCTTGGCGATCTTTTGTTGCATCAGCTTCAATGAATGTTATTTTCGATTTGTTATGAATAAATAGAATCTCATTGTCTTGACGATTAAACCGGTAATCTTCATTCTCAATAAAGTTCATTTTGTCCAGCATCTCAAGATATGACGGAATAACAGACCGCTTTGCAGTTGAAAGATTAGCTCTAATCACAGGAAAGTAGGTTTTTGGAAACTCGTAGCAGATAGATATCGATGCGTGAGCCGCAATATCTGTCTTGCCAGTACCCACACTGCCGATCAGCACGATAGTATGCACCTTCGGATTGTTAAGTGCTTCAATTACTATCTGTTGTTTGCTCTTCAGTTTCAGCATTGCGTGGTTTGATTGTTGATATTATGAGTGGTGACTGTATTTCTTTTCCCTTGGTGGTTATATCGAGTTTGTCGCCATAACCAGACTTTCGTAGCCACTCCATCGCCTTGACGTCGCCGGACACTGCTTTTGCTAGTGCTGTGAATACGATCGCCTTCCATGGACTGCCCATCGATTTTACGGCGTCTCTTTGTTTCAACGGTACTTTTGACCAGTCGAAGTCCTCTGACTCAAGCTCACGAACGAGCGTCGCTAGATTCTTTCCACCCACTGGTCGACCGTTCGTATTTCTACGTGGGTCATCACCTTCAACAAATGGCTTGAGATTTTGTTCGTTTGCCATATTTATCTCACAGATTTTTCACAGTAAACGCATGTAACTACTATATCACTTTAAACTGCTGGTGTGGCGTCCTGCCATCCATCCTCGCTTCCGGTTAAAAACTTGTGATATCTCCTGCGAATAACGTCAACGTAGCTTGGATCAAGCTCTACACCATAACAGATACGATTGGTCTGCTGGCAAGCCATCAGCGTCGATCCAGATCCCAAGAATACATCGAGTACGATATCGCCAGCCTTGCTACTGTTATTGATTTGGTACGCCATAAGTCCTACCGGCTTCATAGTAGGGTGATCCTCTGATCTACTTGGTCGCTCGTGATCAATCACGGTCGTTTGCTTCCGGTCCGAGTACCAAGTGTGCGATGCGCCGTCTTTCCAGCCGTATAAGCAAGGTTCGTGCTTCCACTGATAGTCCTGTCGTCCCATTACCATAGCGTTCTTGTTCCATATCAAACACTGTCGTACTGTAAGCCCAGCTTGCTTGCATGCGTTTCTAAAGTTGTAACCCTCAGAGTCCGCATGCCAGATATAGAAGCTCGCTCCCTCTTTTGCTACCGATACCATAGATGTGAATGCGTCGACTAAGAATTGTAGAAAGGTGGTGTCGTCCTGCTTGTCGTTTTTGATAGTAAGTGCTTCTTTTGTTTTACCGACGTATTCCACGTTATACGGAGGATCAGTTAACAGCAGATCAGCCTTGCCCCCCCCCATGAGCTTTACGACATCCTCGATCTTTGTGCTGTCGCCACAGATAACTCGATGATTGCCGAGCGCATAGACCGTTCCTGTTTGAGAAATAGCTGGGTCTTTTGATACCTCTGGCGGTTCATCCTCCTCAACATCGGTAGCGTTGAAGTCTTTTGGTAGCTCAAGTCCCCACATATCTAGCTCTTCCATTTCGTACTCGTTTGCGAGCATGTCCCAATCCCAATCACCGCCGGACACGTTATCTTTGACGATAAACTCACGTTGTTTTTCTTTAGACCAGTCAACTATGCGAACCGGTACTTCTTTCCAGCCAGCCTCAACCATAGCCTTGAAGCGCATGTTGCCACCTAGGATAATGTGCTCTGTATTAACTATGACCTCACGAACTGTAGCCATCTCTGGAAAGTCCTTGATCGACTGTACGAGCTTCTTGAAATTATCATCACGGATAATTCTCGGATTATCTGGGTTAAGTTTAATTTGATCGATCTTGAGCGTTGTTTTTTCTGTCATAGTTTTTGGAGACTCCAATCGTTATTACTTGTTTTTGTCAGTTGTACCTGCACGATATCTCTATCAAACGATATCTTTTCTTTTGCAGTAATATGATCACATTTGATACTGTAGTCGACATAGTTCAAATACCCCTGCTGTCGCAAATAGACGCCGAACGCTACGTCTGGACCAAGTGCGTTCATAAATGGTTCAAAGTTGAAGCGCAAATAGTGCTCTGCTCTTGTCAGACAACAGTACAGACCAGTTGCGTCAACTTGCTGTAATCCCTCTTCTAGTTTGACGCTTGTTATAGCATTGGGTGAATAGATATCGTCTACTAACCACGCTCCAATATGATCAAATCCCCAGCGACCAATTTGAATGCCGGACACTATACCCATGCTTGGCATTGTTAGATAGTGATGGAGTAGTTTTGCAAGTGCGTTAGTAGGCACGATCGTGTCGTCCTCAATCAAGAAGATGTACTCTGCGTTTTTGATCAGCACTTTTAGCTCGTTGTGAATATCTGCTATTCGCTGTCGGCGTCGCTTTATACTTCCGACACTGCCCTCGCCACGCCTACGATAGACGCATAGTTTTTCGTTAAATTTGCTGTTAACCGTAAAGTTTCGTGCCTTTTCAAATAGATTTAGCGGACCATCAACAAAGCAGAGCAAATTGACCTGTGTTCGATCGCACTGCAACATCTCTAAATTAGCGAATACTCGCTTCAAGTATGTATCTCTGCTGACGGGTAATACTATTGTGACCATAACTGTTGATACGCTTGCTTCAAAGCTCCTTCGCTGAAGTGGTTGTGACCGATTGCAAACGCTTGTGTCTTCATAGTATCAAAATCTTGCTGTGCTAGCCAGTCGAGTTTTTTTGCGAGCTGTTTTTTGTCGGTTTCGTACACATCAATCATCGTTCGAGTCATGAATGATGACTTCTTTGTCGCTTTGACGAGCCATTCTGGTGGCAGTAGTTCAGTATTGGGTGAAATATCAGTCATGATAACGGGTAGCCCGCTCATCAGTGCTTCGTTTGTAGTTAGAGACAGACCACCATATCTACGTGGCAAAATAAGTGCATCAAAGTCACAATACATATCTTGCGCCTCTAGTACGTTACCTATTTTGTACGAAAGCCTGGAATCTGCCCTCTGGTAGCCTTGAGGTAATTCGTGTTGTGAGCGTATTACTAGATCAAACCGTGCTGTACTATATTGCAAGCTATCAAGTAGATCAAGCGTACCGTTTCTGTCGTGAACTGCCAGCGTACCGATAATATGTAAAAACCTTG